AAGATAATTTTCAAGAGTATCTCTTAAATCATCTGTAAGATCATGCATACGATCTTTAGCTCCACCCCAAGTATCATTATAGAAATCAAATTCATATTCTTGCTTAACTGTCATAATTAAATCAAATTCCTTTCTATATGGTCTTTTTATTCTATTTAATTATAACATATATATTTTAATAATATGTTATGTTAATACAAATATACTATTAAATTTATAAATTAAGACACCTACAGCATTTGTGTGAATGTCTTAAAATAATTATGATTATACAGATAAATAATTATCCTCTTATAAACTGCGCATATCCTTGGTCCATAGCCCAATCTACAAAATCAGAATAATCTTCTTCCCAATCTGGATTTTCAGATTTATATAATTCAAAATCGGAGAATAGTTCGGATTCGGATAATATATCATCCCCATTAGTATAAAGTTCATCTTCGTTTACACCTTTATTGATTAAGTCACAATACTGCCACAACTGTTCAGATGAATTAAAACCGAGCCATTCAGCATAAGTGTCATCTTCAAACCACAAGAAATCATTTACAGTAGTTTCAGTAGGAACCAATTCACCAAAAATAGTTTCTGTATCTCCACTAAGATAATTTTCAAGAGTATCTCTTAAATCATCTGTAAGATCATGCATACGATCTTTAGCTCCACCCCAAGTATCATTATAGAAATCAAATTCATATTCTTGCTTAACTGTCATAATTAAATCAAATCCTTTCCTATCTTCCTTTTAATTAAATTTAGTTTTTGGTAAATTTTGAATTTTTAAATATAGTATCACAAGTATCATTATTAAGTTCTAAGAAATTATTTAAAGAATTCACAGATAAATCTAAATAAGATGTATCTATTGATTTCGATCTTCCATCTTTAAATTTAATTTCTATAGAATCTATAATATCTCCTTGCTTATTGTAAAGATTCTCTGTTTCTTTAATTTGAAGTTTCAAATTGAATCACCCACATTCTATAGTTTTAACTCTTTTTACTTAATTTTTCTAAAGATAGTTCCTTAGATATTAAACTATCTTTTAAATCAATTAATTGTTGTATATAACCTTCACTTCTTAGATTTTTAAATACTAAATTTCCATTAGAATATTCTCCGGACTTAGCTAAACCATTTTTACGCAACATATATATTTTATCAATTAATTCATTTACTTGTTTGATAGTTACATCATCTTTATTTTCTAACATCTTTTCGCATTTTTCCTGATATTTAAAAAATAATGTGTCAACACCTAATGAATCTATTTTTATATCTTCTATATTTTCTTTCTTTGGAAATTTTATCCAACAATTTTGTGATACAGAATAGATACCATTAGAAATAGCACTTGTTTCTACATCTTCCACATAAATTTCTGCTTCTAAACCTTTAATTGTAATATCATATGTATCATTAAATAGTTTCTTTTTTGAATTAAATAACACCTGTATTAAATCATTATTGTTACTTAATTCATCAAAATTAACCACAAGATGAATATCTATATCAGAAGTATCCGTATAATTATAAGAAGCATTGCTTCCTACAATTCTAATATCTAATATATTGATAGGTAGTTCAAGATATTCTTTAAATTCATCTACAATGTTAAATATTGCTTGTCTTACATCTGATTTAAGTTTATTATTTTCAAATAATTTTGAATTTAATATTTCATTGTACACATTAATAAATCTCCTTCTTCAAAAATTCATAATCGGTCAAATATAAATAAGTATATTCATCTACTTCTGTGTAATCATAATCATTAGGTTCATACCAATTATTACTTGGATATTCTACCCAATTAGTTTCACCTTCAACTCTTACTTTAATTTCTAATTCACTTTCATTGATTATATCAAGTATTTTGTCTATAATTTCATTAGTAATGATATCAGGATTAGAAACATAAATACTTATAGTTAAATATTCCCAATCTAATTCACAAGATATATCTGAAAATTCAATAATATCCTTTAATTTAATATTTAGTCTTTCTGTTAGTTCTTTTATACATTCTACATCAGAACGTTCAGTTATTTCAAGTTCATCTTCATAACTATCATAATCTTCTGGCGTATAGTCCTGCTGAACATTACTAATAGCATCTCTTATAATATCATCATATTTATTACAGATAAAAATTAAATTTACTTCATATTCATCATTTTTATCTTTAATAATCATTTAAAATCAACTCACTTTACTATTTGTTTACATAGTTGCACCAAAGTAAACTGTATATATTTATTTTATATACAGTTTACATTATTAGTAGTATTTAATTATGTCTATTTATTGTTATAATCGTTGTAATTATTTAATGTTGATATTTTCCATCCGTTTTAACAAAAATAATTAAATTTAAATTTAACTTTTACATATAATTTCCCATTATATAAGCTGAATTAGTAGCTATTGTGTTACTATCTTGTACAGTATTTCCAACAGCAATATATTTATAATATATTGGTGGATTAGTTCTAAGGGCATTGGCAGAAACGATCGTGGTTCCATCTGTCAATAAAATTCCATTCAACATTAATCTATATATAGTTTTATTACTTGTAATAAAGGAATTTCTATATACACCATCCACATATAAATTAACACTGCCGTTAGAAGAAACTGTAATAGTATATAGGTGATAATCGTTCAAAAACTCCTCAGATTGTGTGTTTATGGATTCAGGATATCTAATACTATTAATGCTATCCGTACAGGTAATTTGTTTATTGTTTTTGTTTATATATTCTAAATATTCCGAAGAGCTACTATTATAATTTATTGTCGTATAGTTTGATAAACAAATACCTTTTGTGTTATTACTATTATAAATATCATATACCATTGTGGACACAAAAGTGCTTACTGTAGTGGTTTCCATGGGGTGTGTTTCCGGTTTTTTACAAACAACATAGACAGTGAACTGATTGAGCCCATTAAATAGATTAAGAACACCATAATTAGTTTGACCTAAATATAATTCATTATTGTCAGTTATATAATTTAAAACAGGGTTAGACATTTCAGAACGAATAATAAAATTGTAATAATCATTTAAACTATTTTTTAATAAATAAGTATTAGATAGATTATCTACTTCAACAAAATTATCATTTGTAGGCAAATAAATCCCAAAAATACCATTCATTTTAGGTAATAAATTTGATACTATAGGCGTTGGTGTTTCTACATTTATAATTATATCTTCACCCCTATCATATATCTGATTAATATACAAATTATTAGTAAATTCTTTAAGTGGGGATATAGTAAAGTTAGAAAAATGATTATCTTGTTTAAATGTATTTATTATCGAAGGATTATCATACATATAGTCAACATTATCGTTTGCTAACATTGGATATTCTTCCTCTACACTGATATCTAATTTACCCAATATATCATAAATAATTTCATTTGTAATACTATTAATAAAATTTTTAGCTGGATTCATTAAATCATTTGCTATTATTTGCTTACCTGTCAAATACATATTTCTTAAATAGTAAGGATAAAATGTATTATCTTCGTTGTCTATTATAATCTGTGAAATTCCAATTTCTGTACCTAAAACATCACAATATTTTTTCATATAGTATTTGTCAACGGCTCTTATACAATTTTGCGATAGTAAAAATTGATAAAAAGGAAATGCTAATATAGGTGTATCTTTAAGTCCAAAATGTTCTAAATTTAACAGGGTTAAGAAATATGGACTATTTAAATTTTCCTTTTCTTTGTAACCTGTAACATAAGATTTATAAGCGTCAATAAAGGGTTTTAAACTATATGTTGTTGGACTATTTTCATTATAGCCTAATAGTTTGTCACCAACTCTTACATCTTCTAAATTGTAAATATTATTAGTAGTTATTTCAGTGTAGAGTCCATTTATATTAGTATAATTATATTGTTCTTTGACAATATATCTTATAGAAAATTTATTTATTTGTAATGTTATATCCCTATTTTCAACATTTTCCATAAAAATACAATAAGGGGATTCATTGTAATATTGATAATAATTATTAATTATTTGGTATAATAAATCCATATTGAAATTAACATTATTTTTTAATGGATATGAAATTGAAAAACGTTCTGGATTATTTAGTAATGAATAAAGGATTGTTTGATTATTACCATAATTAATGCTAATTTGTATATCAGAAAATAAATTAAAAGTATCGGCATCCGGTAATTTAAATACTAAACGTAAACATTCTGAATTATTATATCGTATAGAATCATACACTAAATTAGTATTTTTAGTATAAATATATGGATATATAATTTGTTGAATAATAGATTTATCTATAACTGTAATAGTAGTAGTATTATATAATTCTGCTTGTGGGATAGATACACTAAATAATGTTCTACCCGGTGATATTGCTTTTATAGTTCCTGTTCCTGTTCCTTTTTTATTATTACTTGAATCATAATTAAAATTATAAGAAGTTAATTTAGCAATGCCCTCGAATGGAGGAAGATGAACAACTTCTGGTTGATTAATATTTACAGTATCAAAATTAAAATTAACGTTGAACGAATCCCCTACATTCATCACTAATTGTTTAGGTATCATTTCCAAATATCTAAGTTTCATATAATGTTCTGTAACACAATTATATGTCTGTTGGGGTTCGGTAGTTTGAATACTATAAGGAACAGTAATAGAAGCAGAAGATTTCCATATAAGATTCTCTATACTTGTCGTCGGTTGTGTACCGGAAACTAAATAAACACATTGACGTTTACCATTAGTAATTAAATCACTATTTGTAATAAGTGTAGCTGTAGTAGTATATCCATAAGTAGAATCTGTATAGGACTGATTATAATAATTTAAAGGAATATTTGCAACATAATTTTTTTCCTCTACGGTAAGTGATCTTTGTCCGGAAGCTGGAATTACATCATAAGTAATCAGGCTATAACTATTATTACTTGTAGGATTAGAAATATTTCCAGAAGTAATAGATTTTATATACACTTGTAAAGTAGGTAATGGATTAGCCACATTAGAGTTAATGTTAATTGTAATAGAATTACTTACTCCTGTAGAAGCTGATGTGTAAGGTTGTGTAACGGTGATTTTTACAGTTTGTGCTTCACCTACACCAGTAGGTGCTGTATATATAGTTGTGTAATAAGGAACATTGTTTGGCATAGGAGAAGCCGTGGATAAACTCCCTATAGATGTATTATTTAATGCAAATGTTAAATTTCTATAATCAGTATGTACAGATGTGTAGGAATTTGAAGCATTATAAGGTTGTACTGCTGCTCGTATTGTTAATTTTTCACCACGATTAATTGTGGTTGTAGGAGTAGCTGTTCCATATTTATATGAATAAATTACTATGTTATTAGGTACTAAATAGGAATTAAACTTAGTATTTACAGTCAATCCTCCATTATATTTTGCAGATATAGTATATCCACCATTCATTCCTTTTTTAGCTGTAATTTCACCTTGACTTGTTACAGTAGCCATAGATGTATTATTAGAAGAATAAGTAACAGTATTATTTAATGTATATTTTACGGTGCAAGCTTTAGTAATATTAGATGGAGTAACTTTAGCATTTATATGGGCATTACCTACTAAACCATTAAAAATGGCATTAGTTGTACTTGTATTTGTAGATGATAATTTAATTACATTTGGATTACTTACAGTCCACGCTATATTACCCATCAATGTTCCAGAACTATTATTAGTAAGAATTATCTTATGATTACTTGTAGAATCCTTATATGAATTTACATAAGACGACATTCTATCTATAACAGTTCTGTCATTATTTACATAATTCCAAAAATTTCTATTATTAGTTTCTTCTAATCCATGACTTGCATTATAAACCAATGTTTTTATTGTAGCTTTATTAGGGACTAAAGCTAAATTAATTTGAGTGGGTGACATACTCACATCTTTAGTATATATAACTGGACTTGTAAATGTTTTAGAGGATTCTCCACACCAAATACAAGGTTTTTTACCATTATAAATATCTTGCCAATGAAGATATAATCGTGTAACATTAACAGTAACGGAAGCTACACCATTAGAAGGTCTTAAATAAAAAGTTCTATTCCATATTTGAGTAGAATGTTCACCTATATATGTTCGTGTACTTGTGGCATTTCCTGTTCTAAATGTATAATAATTAGTTACTTCATTTACTGATTGTGAAAAATCAGGTTTATTGTTGTTATTATTAACTACCTCACATATAGGGGCATTCCAACTATTACTTCCAGTTTCACCTTGTATATCAAAATAGTAATTATATCCTCTAACTGTAGAAGTAGAACTAGCTTCTTGTAATAAACTATTTGTTACATTTAGCCAATAATATTTTTCAGATAACATTAAACTAATATCTACACGAATTTTACCTTTATTATCTCCAGATGTTTGATAATTTCCCCATTTTACATTAAATCCTAATTCTATGATACTTCCATCAATTGTAGCTTTAGGTGTATTGCCCGTAGAATCAGTGGGTCTCCAATAAGTACCGGTATAGTCAGTAGATGTATATCCGCCTGTAGATTTTAAGTTTAAGGAACTTGCACTTGTAGGATAAGTGTTTAAAAAAGTTAAATAATTCTGTCTATTAGAATTCTTTGTAGTTATAATACTTGCCATATCATCATACTCCTTAAACTTAGTTTTATTTATAAAAATTAACCCCAAACGGCACCATAAACTTTATCCGCTTGAATTACACTTTCTGTTATCTGTGTAGGTACATTGTTATTTGAAGGTATATTTATACTACCATATAAAGTAACATTTTGATTATTACTATTATTATTTCCTATGGTTACATCACCATTAAATGTAACATCATCATTTAAAGTAGTTTCAGCTTGAACAGTTAAATTATTATCTATTGTTACATTAGCACCGATTTCTAATGAAGGACTGGAATCTGTACTGGTAGTAGGTAAATTAGTAAAAGATAACAACTGTTTAATTAGACCAGTAATAACTGCTTTACCATTACTATCTATATGTCCAGAATGTAAGGATAGTCCACCAGTATTATTAGTAGGATTATAATATAATCTAAATAATTTTTCACCAGATTCATTTGTCAATATAATGTTTGTATTGTTATCAATATTGTCACCATATATTGTTAAATTATCATGTATATCTCCATTTGAATTTAACATTATTAGTGTTTCAATATATTCTTCTAAAGTTTCATAATCATTTTTTTCTATATTAAGGTGAAATATATCATTAGCATCCAAAAATATAAATTTATGGTCATTAGACGTAGCACTATTTATAGTAAAACCTAATTCAGATTTACTTATACTAATTTCACCAAGTAATAAATCATAGTAACTTTTCTTTTCCGTGGTAAACTGAACAACTACACCCCTAAATTTACTATAGGATAAATTATCTGCCGTAAAGGATAAAATGTGATCAGAACTATCTTTTTTAACTTGTAAATATACATATAAGGTGACACTGCTACCTTCTGTTACATAAGTATCCCAATTAACATATAAATCATTTAACTCTTTATCTGTAACAATAAAATCATTAAGATTAATAGCAGTTTGGTTTTTACTTCTGAAATAATATCCCCTAATATTACATTCTCCCGGTGCTATGTATAATGTAGAATTACTAAAAGATAAACCAAATGATTCATCTTCATTATTACTTGAACTACTTGTCGTTATTGTAGTACCGTCTAAGTCATCTTCTGTAGGCACTCTTTTTATTACAAATGATTTTGTAGAAATTCTTGTAACAATATTTCTTATATTTTCTTCGGAATTTAATTCACCACCATTTATAGCATTCGCAGAAGGATATGCTAAGGAAGTATTAATTCCAAAAACTTCTATTCCAGCACTATTAAATGTTGCCATAGTAAATCACTTCTTTCATTAAATATCAATTATCATACCAATTATCAGCCTGATTGTATTCCACAAAATTTTCATTAAGTGATGTTATTTCAATTTTCCACTCAACTTTAATAACATCAGAATCAGTTTGTCTAACAATAGTATCTATGTTTTGTTCAGTATCATAATCAAAAGTAACACGAGCTAATAAATTACCTTTGTAACCGTCACTACTACCATCAAAATCAGAAGCCCATAATCCTAATTCACTTAAATATAAGGGTAGAGAAGTACCTCTTGCTTTTTTATATGTAGTGTCTTGATAAAAATGTTTACTATAATAACCAGTTTCTATAACCGAAGTTAATCGTAATGTAATAGAATCAGTTATGTCATCCGAATAAGAAGTTCTACTTATTGAACATCTATGTGCTCTTGGCATAGGATTAGTTGTACTATCCGGATTTCCTATGGAATTACCAACTAATTCTCTGTTTAATTGTATAGTGCTAAATTTACTCTTAGTTATATTTTTCACTTCGGATAGAGCTTCTTCCTCGGTGGTAACAACATTATCCCCAGTAGTAGGGGTACCTAATTGTTTAACATTAGCATCACCAAAACTTATAAATGTGGGAATATATGCTTTAGCAGATTCTTGATTGTGTTCAATTAAGTCATTACTGGCATTTGTGGTATTAAATTCTCCTCTTAAAAATTTAATTAAACCACGAACAAGATTTCTATTAGCTTTATTATGTTTATAAATATTTTGTTTAATTCTGTGTTGTGAATCATATACGGTTATATGTACATTATTTGTTACATCAAGTCCAATACCACTCATAATAAATAAATCCTTTCTTTATTTAATAAATTAGTAAAGCTAAATGAAAATTTAAACAAGGTAAATAAATATGATTATTAAATTGTATTTGTTCAATTTCTATATTTTCTTTAGCTGTAATTAAATACACATAAGGAAAATATTCACCATTTGTACTTTCTGGAATAAACATATTTGTCATACTTGTAATACTACTATTTGTTATTTGTTTAGTTAATAGGTTGTGTTCTTTTGTAGTTTGATTATTATAAGTTAATGTTCTTAATCCTATACTATTTTCCGAAAAACTTGTTACTCCTATAAAACCAATATTATTTAAATTTGTAGGAGTAATTATAAATATTGGATTACTGTGTTCATTACATTCAAATGATACAAAATTTTTTGTATTTTTATTATCATCTAAACATACAGTTAATGTATCAACTACAAATTTTTGTGTTTGTGCAGTTATAAACCCAGAACGACCATAAGAAGAACCATCTTTATTATATAGTATTTGTGGACCCCAAGAAGATAAATCTTCGTTTATAAAGGAAGAAGGTGTAATTGTGTTTCCATAAGTTTTGATTTCTATTGTCTGTCTTTCATTAAAAGTGATAACTGAGCAATACATATATAATATAAGTATAGAATTATTATATACTGAAATTTTTGAAATAGATGTAGTATTGTCAATATTTACACTAACATTATTAAATAGACTTTCCATATTAGTTTTAAATTCATTTGTAAATAAGGCAACATTTCCATTTAAAGATATACTATATTTAAGCACACATACACCCTCTTATTTCATATTAAGATTTAATCAAGAATATTTTGACCCAAGTCATTAGTTATTAATCCATTAATATTGTCAATTATTTCATCAATAGGTTCAAATGTTATACTTCTATTAATAGCAAAAATGTGAGCTGTTGAATTAATATGGCCTTTAATAGTATTTATTGTTGTTGATGTAGTTATATTTGTTAAATCCAAATTAGCATTTAGTATAGTTAATTTATTTATATTAGTTAAAGTAAAGGAATTTGTTTCAATTGTAATAACACTTTCAGGAATTATAACTTCATCGTAGTTATGTATAATATTTTCTGTTAATGATGAACTATCTAATAAATATGGAGATATTAATTCATAATGACAACCACTAAAACTATAAGAACCAATAGTAGTAATTGTATCAGGTATAGTTATGTTGGTGTTTCCCCAAGGTACCCACAATAACATTGTACTTGTATTATTACACAATAGATTATTTTTTACACTATAAATATTAGAATTATCGGAATTAATAGTTGTTAAATTATTACAATTTACAAACATTGTTTCATAATTAGGGTAATTAATATTATTAAAATTGACTGTGGTTAAGTTTTCACAATTGTAAAAACAGGTATCTAATACACTACAGTTAGGTATCTCTATTTCAGTTAAACCATTTAAATTATGAAAACCCTGTATAACAACATTACTATTATCATTAAAATAGATACGTTGTAAATTGCTATTACTTTGTATAGCAGTTTTTGGTATAGTGGTTATATTATTAGGTATATTAATATCCAATATATTATATAAATTTGATAACGTAAATTCACCCAAATGATTAATAGCGTCACCTAATATTATTTGTGAAACTGCTCCATCTGTTATTTGATTGTCTGGTATTTGCGTAGTGCTTCCATATTCATCAGTAATAATTTGTAATAATGAATGTGCGCTTGAAGATAAATTATTTAAACCTTCATAATTATTTATACTGCAATTAGCAGATATAAACAAGTTATTTAGTTTGTTATTTGTATTTATATTATATAAATTCATATTACCATTAAGGAATAAATTATTTATATTATATTGGCTATTAGTGTTTAAAGATAAAGTTATTTGCGGGTCATCGTCACTATCAGATATTACATTACAATTTATTTCAATAGTTTGGGCACAACCCAAATTAGTAAATAATGATACATTTGTACCTATATATGTATCAAAATTTTCAAATTTAATAGTTATATTAGAAGGAATTATAAATGTACCAATTTTATAATTGTCAATACCAGCATTAATTAAAAAGTTGCTAATATAATTTCCATTGATTTGTTTATATATAAAATTACAACTACTTTCTGGAAATATAATTGTATTAAGTTTTGTACAATTACATAATAATCCATTTGGAATTGTAAGATTTTGTATATTAGGAGGAAAATGAAATGTTTCCAAATAGGAATTATTACATATAATATATTGATTAATAATAGTTTCATCTTGGAATAAATCTAATATAAGTTCATTTAAACCGGAAAGATCTATATCATAGGCATAATTATATAGGTTACTTTGTGTAAATGAATTTAAATTTATATCTAATAAATTATCATTACTATTTAAAATTGTATCATAACCAATAGTTATTTTATATTCATCATAATTAAGATTAGATATAGTATATATTGAATTTTCATTACTAATTGTAGGTGAATGATATACAGTTTCTTGCCAAGTTGAATCAGCATTATTTTTATAATTAATTAAAACGTGCCAAAAAGTTCCAATAAACATTGGACGAACACTTAAAGTATTTAATGTTTGGGTTATGTTTGATTTATTAATTAAAAAACTATGTTGTTGTAAAACCTGCCATTGTGCGATATATCTATAATTAGAACGTTGAATTACAGTATAAGTTTCTCCCGGTAGTAAATCTTTTCTACCTGTACTATCTTGCCATCTGATTAATTTATTTATTCCAAAAGATACTGCTGTAGAGGGTAGTGCTGTAATATTATTATCTGTATAAGTATTTATTACAGGGTCTATTCCGGTAGAAAAATTACCACCATTAGCATCAAAAGTAATAGTTATGGCATTAGATGAACCACCTTCAGATAAAAATCTTTCCCAAGGAAATTCTTCACTTAAAAAGTAATCCCAAGTATAGTCAATGACGTCTTTCCATGTGTGTGGAATATCATCTTCTGAAACTTTAATTACCATACCGTTATATACTTCTGACCAATCAACTTTGCCAAATTGATATTTATCAAAAATAATAGTATCAACTTCTGCATAGGCATGAATTGCCATATCAGAAGATACATTAGTGAGGTCTGCTGGAAATGAAGTACACAACATACCAACAGGACGAACCCAATCTAACAAATTTCGTACTTTGGTATTTTCTCTCGGATATAATATTATAATTTCTCCTAAATCATAATCGAAGAAAACATCTAATTCAGATAATAATGCAATCTCTTCTTCATTATTAGCTATTGAATTTAGGGATAAAGCTGCTGCTAATTTTATTCCAGTAATACTGCCCCTATTTCTTATCATTTTAACAAAATAATCAATTATAGTTCTATTTTCATTAATTGAATCCTTATAATTATATACATAGCCTAAATGTTCTGCTAAAGTAGGTAAAAAATCTTCTGAACATTGTTCTGGAATATACAGATTAATAAGAGTATCAGTTTCATATTTAGATGTAGTTAATATAATATCTAATAATTTTAATAAAGCCTCATAATCTCTCGAACTTCGATATATTAAAGGAACATATTGTTTTGTATCAAATATCATCTTACTATACTCCTTTAACTATAAAAATTTATTTAATGATTGAGGAACTATCTACTATTAATAATGGATTTCCATCTTCATCTTCATTAAATATTGGAATAAGATTTGTGTAATCAGTATCTGTAACATATATATTGGGTACACTATATTGGTTGAAACGCATAATAGAAATAGCATTAAAATAATTATCCACATCAAAGGATTGTGTTGACCAATCCACTAATTTTTTATTATCTCTCCCAGCTTCAAAATATCTTATTCGACTGTCAGCATTTTGAATTGTTTCAATAACATCTATATAGGATATTTTTTGACCAAAACCTACATAATCAGGTGTAAATTTATTATATAATGCTCTTACTACATTTAATATTATAACTTGTGCTTCATCTTCTATAACTGGTTTTTTTAAATAGATTGTTCCTACAGCTCTCCAATCAAATACTCTACAAGTAGCATAATTAATAGAAACATTCATTATTTTAGTATTCAACAACTTAGTGTTAATACCACTATTGCCATCAATTCCATTAATTACATCATCATTTATTCTATATCTTCTATAAGGATAAAATTTAATGTCAGAATCAGAAACAAATGAGGTTGATACATTATTTGAATTGTCCGGATTAAATGGATAATTCCATTCCCTATCATTTAACAACCCAATGAAATCCGTATCATAGTTATTGTATATACAATAAATATTTAAAGCATATTTATCTATAGAATCTTCATCCAAGATAATATCAGAAATAACACTATTATTAAAATAAGTGTTATCTAAATCTGATTTTTTAATGTCTCTGTATGGATATTCTATAAGGTCTTCCGAGGCATTAGAAGTAGTAATTGCTTCTGGTACATATCCTTTTTTACAAACATATTTTTTAAGCCTTTTAGCATTTCGTTCTTGATTCACAATACCATAACTATTATTATCAATACCTATAGTGGATATAGGTAAATTATTATTATATACATCCGTATTTATATCTTTAGCACGTTGGATATCTATAGCTAAAGAGGCATTAAATCCTTCTGTTTGTTTTATGAATTTTTCAAAATCACTAATAGTAACAAGTGTATCATAAGTATTTATATAATTTTTAAAGTCAGCACGAGCTTCTTCTGTTGTTTGAGGATTATAACCTGGTTTATTATTAGATGAAATTGCATACCAGTTATTATAATTAGTAATTGTATAATCACTTTCCACATTTTCTAATACATTACCTGAATCATCTAAAACATACGGAGAAAACTGAATTGCATAAAAAGCATTATCCATAATGTTACCATTAGCTCCACGAGATAATATATAATAAAGACGTAAGGATTTATTATCATTATCAGGTAAATAATTTTGCCAATAACTAACTAATCTTATAAATGGTCTATCATATTCATCAGTATCAAATTCGAAATAGGGTTTATTGTCTGTAATAAGAGCTAAATCATCTACTAATTCCCAAGGTCGATATATTATAGAATTTTCAGAATTACTACTATTCACCAAACGAGTATAGAGAAATAAATGTGCTTCATCTACATTGTTGTTAGGTATATAGAATCTGTTATTTTCAATATCATCATATGTTATATCAACATAAGTTAAATCACCTTGAACTGCAATAAATGTATTTGAATCATGTCCATTAATATCTATTATTTCATTATCTAATTGTCCAGATGTAGGTAATATAACATAAGGCATAGTATCTATTACAGTTAATAACCTGTTAGTAGCATTTTCAGAAGTTATGTTTAAGTTTAATCTTATAGGTGTTGTACTATTATTGGTTATAGTTATATTTACAGTAGCACTTCTAAACCAATGTAATTTATAACCCATTAATGAAAGTAATTTCTTAATATTTTTTCTTTGTGTTACTGTAGGCAAATACATTTCTAATGCTTGCATATCTAAATTATATGAAAGATTATCACCTAAATAGGACATAAGATTTAGTAGCACAATACCAGGGTCACTTTCTTCTCTACTTGTCCAGTTAGTTGTAACACTATCAATTGCATTTAATAAATCAGATTTTATTGAATTAAAATCTCTACTTGTATATTTTAATTTATTTATATCAGACATTATCTTAAACCTCCGTCGGAACTGGAATTGGAATAAGTATTTGAGTATTTCCTAAGGCATTGCTATTTTTTAATATATAAGATATTGAAATTTTTAGTGTGTCAGAATTAGGTGCTTGTTCAATTTGTATATCATTATTTGTAATCGTTACTCTATTTTCAAACTCAATAATAGAATTTACAATTTCCTCAGAAAGTCTCTGTTGTACTTCTGGAGTAACTTCACGAAATTGATACAGTTTTAAGTTACTTCCAAAATTAGGATTACCAAATAATTCACCTTTTCCAGTAAGAAGTATTAAAGCAATTGAACGATTAATTGATACAAAATTAGTATCTATATCAGTCTTGCCTTCTAATTTTGAAAAAAGAAATGGAAATTTAATTGATGTTGTATATAACATTTAACCACTCCTTTAATATTTTTATTATAACATAAATATAAGTGATTTACAATAGTTTTTGTATTTTTGATTATTATTTTTTTATAGTTGGACAAAAAGTTTGTCCTGTCCATCCAAGTACATAAGAATTATCAATAACATAAACTAAATCAAATAATTTAGGTCCAATATTACTACCAAATGGATAACATATTGGATACCAAGGTATATCATTATCATTAACAATTTTAGAATTTTTATAATTGGCAGTAGGATTTTTAAAATTAAAGTTTTCCGATTTGTAATTATTAACATCAGAACTACTCTGTCCATTTATTTTAACATAAGATGAATTAAGATATTCTGCATAGTTAGTCATTATTTTATTAAATTGTGTATTGGATAACGGGATACCATGAATAGCCGGAATTCTAACTTTAGCACAGTCTTTATAAGCAGGATTATTTGTTCCAATAACAATACCAATGTTAATACTCATATTAAATTACTATCCTCACTTTATTTTTAATTATCCACCAGATGTATCTTCTGAAGTATTAAATATAGTCATTCTTTTTTCTAATGTATCTGAATTAATTGCACTTTCCATTAGGTCATTAATTTGTTTTGTTGTGCTATTTTTTGGAATTTTAATTAAATTATATGTTGTATGAAATCCATTATTATTAATTGTATGATTACAACCAGTTATTAAATATGTTCCAGAAGTAAAATGTTCAGTACCATTAACATAAACATAAATATCAATAGTATCTCTTGCTATTTCAACTGGAGGATCTGCTATGCCTAATACAGTTATAGTAGCAGAATATGGATAATCTAATAAATTCTTAATAATATCTAATACTGTTGCATATTGAGTTGTTTGATTTACATCTACTCTATAATCAGTAGTTCCAACAGATTTTGTTTGACTACTTGTAAGATTATATTGTAATTCACCTAAATCATTTAAACTTAATTCTACTTCGGTATTTAATATTTTAGCAAGGTCACTATAGGTGGATTCTATATTATCATAGCCGGCTTTGGATGATACTGATAATCTTTTACCCGAAAACAATTTTGCCGTAGCATTATAATCACAATCCCAACTAACAACTGGGTTTTTGTTAGATAAGAAACCTTTATTTTGACTCCATATTCCATAGTAAAATACTTTTTTACTTGTTAATGGAGTTCCAGCATCAAATATTTTTATAACACCATCATAATTAGAATTATTACTATAAGGCTCAATTGTACATTTAATATTATATTTTTTGCCTGCTAAATTCATATTAAGTAATCTATTAATAATTTCTACAGTTTCATACACAGAAAATTGATTTTTTTCTGTAATACCCGAAGTATCGGCAGAAGTTTGGTTTGTAATATTTTCTGAATCTATATAAGTGTTTGTTAAATTATCAAAATTTATAGATTCCTTAAATTTATTCCATTGTTTTTCTTTGATTTTTTCTACATTATTTATAATATATGTTTTGTTATCTTGTATCACTTGATTCACATCTAATGTGGGTTGGTATCTTGTCATATTACCCAGTCGATTAAGTTCTGCCACACCCACTATTTGTTCAGGTGACACACTTGCTTTACCTTGTTGTTCATCTTTTAATTTATCAGCTAAGTTGTTCCAGTATCCTTCATTAAGGATTAATGATCCAAAACTCTTATTTAAGTCTACGTTTTCAAATTGAATGTCAAATTTATAATTTTGGGAATCAATAGTTATTTCCCCATTATGTAATAATGTTTCTTTAATAAAATTTGAACATATAGTGTCCATTTTTATATATTTTACAATAGTCTTATCTATATTAAAAAAGTATCCTAATAAGATATCACAACCATAACCTTTGATAGTATATGTTATATAATTTTCATTAACTTGTGAAGTCATATTAGTAATTAAACCTTTATATGTGTGAGAACTTTCTCCTTTTCCAGTATAAGGTGAATTACTCTGATAGCCAAAAGTTATATAAATATTACGAGTTGATTCATTTCTAATGGCAAGGTTTAAAGCAGTTTCTAAAAAATTAGGATCACCTTTACTGAAAGTGTCAGGATAATATTTTAAATTAACAGTATATTCTACCGTTGTTTTTGATGTTTGAGTTATATTTACATCTGAAACATATTTTCTTTTGTTTAAATGTGTTAATGTAGTGAAAGTAAGTGTATTAACTGCATTTTTACCCATACCCATACTTATAATAACGTAAGGGGTAGGAATCCAAGTACCATTATATGTTGACATTTACTTTCACCACATTTCAAAAAAACATTTAATTATATAAAAACATATAAATCAATTCATTATAGATAGAGGTCCATTATTATTAAATAAATCTTCTATATATGGAATAACTAAAATAGTATTAGCTTTAATTATAAAAGGATCAATAATATTATTTGCAAGGGCAATAGCCCAATAAAAAGAAGCATCTCCATAGTAAGCTAATGCTATTTTATCTAAGCGTCCTTCTTCTAATGTATCTACAACATGATATATAGGAGAATTTCCAACATCTATATTATATTGATTAGTGCTTTCTAAATATATCTTATCAGTTTCATCGTCATATAATTGTCTATTTCTTTTATATCTGCTTATATTAGAATAATGTCTTGGGTCTAATGTTTGAATCATATTAAGGTTTCACCCATCCTCCCATATTTTTCTTACTGTTATAAGAAATGTTATTACCATATATTTCCTGCACAGTAAAACTAATATCTACTACATTATATTTTCCATCTATAATTGGACCGGAATAATTAACAGGTACACCACCAGTAATTATGCCTCTAATATAAATGTCATTACCTATAGTTAATATAGTTTCTACTGTAGTTGTTCCGTCATCAACTGGATAACAAGCGGCTTGGATAGCTCTAACTAATTCATCCATATATTTATCATTATCAATTCCACGCATTTCTCTATGGAATGTAAAAGATACACTAACTTGACGGGGTCCAGAATTATTATAAACAACATAAGGTTCTGTTGATGTGAATAAACTTTCCGAACTATGATTAATATTGTAGCTATCACTTACTGATTTAGGGTAACAGGGTATATCATAGGAAACACCATTAATAGTGATATTAACATTACCACCAGTACCAGTTAATTTAGAACTACTAATGGTATATTCATTAAAACCAGAACTATTTAGAACTTCATAATAGTAATACATTGGAGTTGACATTTCTCCACCATTTCCTACCAAGGGAACTTGTATATAAGTTTTTCCTCTAAGTGTGGGGGCATCTTTAATGTATTTTGGTAAGTTACCCGTTATATTATTCATTCTTGCCAGTGTTTGAGGTGATACACCATAAATATTACCTACAGATTCAAAAGTGTCAGTAGGTTTAAATTTATACATAGCATAATTAAGTTGTGCGAAGGATTCTTCCACTCTCCGAATAGTATCCATAATCAATATCACCTTCGTATTCTATCAATAGATATTTTTCTGTTATTGAATCTAAAAATCCAGTAGGAACTACTACATTAAAATGGGTATTATCTTTGTCTTCCACAATACTACTATTATCTTCATAATTATAATACTTATGATTGAGATATAATTGATATTCTAATATTAACTGATGTAAATAACCCCATCTACCCGGATATTTTATATATTCATTAAATTGGTCTTCTGAATAATGTAATTTCATAAATTTATTATATCGGATAAGATTTTGAACATATTCAATTTCATCAGGTGTAGATGTATCAGATATAACTCTACTTAATAAGAAATTTCCACAAATGTTATCTATATCAAAAGGCAATTTATTTGGATTAAAATATTCATTATTAGATATAAAATAGTTTGCTATATTACAATTTAATATTATTTCATCACTATATTGTTCATTATGTAGATTATTATTTGTATCAGCAAATAAAGGAGTATATCTACTATTTAACCATTGATAAATATAATTACATAAATTATTACAATTTCTACATCTACTATTATGTGTAATTACAATTGGATTTTTTAACCAAGTTTCATATGCTTCTGAAGTATATCCGCTCCAACTAATTTCAACATAGTTATTATTACTATCTTTTATAACCTCGCCTGTGGTTAAATTAATACTATAAATTTTAAAATTAGTTACACTATTTAGATTTAATTTACTAATAGTATTAAACTGGATAGCATCTTCTGTATTAGTAGTAAAATTAAGTATAGGTAATTTTGTTATATTATTATTGAGTAATTCTTCATTAGCTAAATCAGAATAATTATTAATAATATAGGTTCTATTGCTGTCAGAAAGTGTTATAGTTGAAACAGTACCTATTACTGCAAATATATATCCAAACATATAATCTTTAATTACGGTAGAAGTAGTTTCTTCATCATTTTCGATAACAGGAATTGCAACAATACCATTAAAAATTATATTATCGTTAATGTTAAATATATTATATGTACTATTATTATAGATACTTGTAACTTCAACATTGTAATTAAATGTTTCTTTAAGGAAAATAGATATATATTTAGTTATTATTGAATTAGAATTATCTTGAATTAACATATTTCTATTTTCCTTTCTCAAAATGAAACATAAAAAATTATAAAATTATAAGATTAATGTGCCGATGCCATTTTTGCAATATTATTAGCTCTTAATGCAATACTGTTAGTATTAATATCATTAAATATATTATTCATATCTCTATACATATTTGAGGTTTGATTATTGGATAATATATTTATAATAGCTTGTAATGCCGCAATTATGGCAGACTGATTATCTGCTGTAGTATTGAAACCTTGTTCAATACTATTATTAGTAGTAGTTAAATCTTCTATATTGTTATTATCTTTATTAAAGTTACTACTATAAATTTGTTGTAGATAAACACTATTGGCTAAATCATCTAATCTTGCATCAGCAGCAGTTACAACTCTTTCACCTTTATGTAGTAATGCAGGGAAATTATCATAAGGAACATAATCAAGTCCAGTAGCAAATTTAGATACTGTATCAGGTGAATATTTATCATAGTAATTTTCACTTGTTATTTTTAATCCATCCGCTATAGTGTCTATTCCCCATTTAGACATATCTATATAGTCTTGGGCCTTTTGTATATCGGATAATAAAGAATCAGAAAGTCCTTCGTATGTTCCAGATTTTATATCCTTGGCTATTTGTTCAAGACCCGAACTTAGAACATTAAGATCTTGTTCATCTTTATGTTGTTCTTTATATTTAGTTTGTTCCTCGATAATGAATTGTTGAACTCTTTTAGCTGCTTGATAATTGTAGAAATTTTCATTAGTTGTTGTTAATCTATTTGAATAGGCATTGAAAAGCTTATCTCTTTCTTCATCTTTTAAACCCATATTAAGTGCCAGAGAAACTAAGTCATCATAAACCTTTCCTTGGTCGGATGCTGCTATATAACCTGCAGAAGCATAATTAGATAATACTGTATCTGCTAATTCATAAGAAATTGTTCCTAAACTACCTTTATAGTTAGATTTAGCCAGTTGCATATCCATAGCTAAATCTTTATTTCTGTCCGTATCCATTGAAGTATAAGTTAATTTATCCTCATTTTTTAAATAATAATCTGCTAATTCAGTTTCACTTACATCAGAAATGGATTTTCCAGTTGTACTTTCTATATCTTTAACTAAATCACTTGTAAATTGTGAACCCCCTATAGAAATGGCGTTATCTTCAATTTGTTGTTTAAAAGTTCTACCTATATTTTGTTTAGCATTTCTTTCTTCACTTACATTATCTATAACATCATCTATCTTATTAGCTATGGCATTTTTAGTAGCTTCACTTATGTCAACATTTCTTTGAAGTAAGTCTTTTACAGTAGAATGATAAGAATTATTTTCATCTTCATTTTCTTTTTGTATATCACTAAGATTAGTAATAGCAGCTTCTGATAAAGTTACACCACCCACTAACCAATCAGATAAAGCTTCACTGGCTCCAGTTTGTTTATCTATAAATGTACCCAGTCCATAACCGGCAGCAAATGAACCTAATGCCGCGGCTATGGTAGGTCCTAAACCTATAGCTTTACCTCCTATAGTGGCACCTAATGTACTTGCGGTACCTGTAGCACCTGTAGCACCTGCTCCGGCGACACTACCCGATAATAAAGAACCAACGGCATTTGTACCTGTTCCTGTAAAAAGATTAATAAGTTTTTCTATTCCAAGTGAAATAGCAGATTGTATTCCACTATTAGTAGCATTAATGGCATTAATTAATAATTTG